ATGAACGTATGGTAATTATACCATACTTTATTTATGGTAGCAAGTCAACTTCCAGCTAGATAAAATGCATCTCCTCTCGCATGACAAACTCTCTTGACCTGTGCGTCATAGACAGGAATTGTTCCAGAACCAGTGATTAAATTCTTAGCAAAATCAAATGCTTCTCTAAATCTATTAAACTTATACACATCGTTATAAGTTTTAGCAGATACAAGAACACCGTCCTTCCTCCATGTCTTCATTGTATGCCAGACTGTAGGTTCAGATAGTTTGCGGTAAAAAATACACCAATTACCCTTTTGATTTGCACTCATTTGCTTTTCTTGTTAGGATTTTGCCAGAGTTTAGGATTAGCTCTACCCTCTGTTTGTTTCATACTAATCACACTATGATACTTATCCCAGTAGTAATCAAATATTTCTGATTGCTTGGCAGATATAACAATGTCATGTTGAACACCACCTTCAGTATTATATTCAATAATATAAGCAGTGCATGGTAGTGATGTATCCTCTGCTAATTTAGGATCACAATTTTCATTAAGTAAATTCAAGAGCGACCTCCCCATTGAATCTGAGGATATGCTTCTTCCACACACTGCTTAGTGATCTTCCAACGCTTGCCAATCTGCCTGTCCTTCATTAGACACAACACCTCTGCTTCTCCTTGGTGGAGACCTTCAAGGAGTTGAATGAATAAAGTTTCGCGACGACTTTGAGATACGTTTGCTCCACCTTTAAAGAAGAGATAGAGTTTACGATACTCGTGGACAAGTTTCGTATGCTCTGTATCTTCAGGTGCTTCATTCTTTTCATAAGGAACATCACCAGCTGGAAGCATAGAAATAATGCTCTCATCAAAGTTGGCAATTAGAATTTGCCTGAGTGCTGGAGAATTATGCTGCTGTAAAAGTTTAATTTTTTGTGTCTTAGTTTTAGCGTTGCTTATTTTTTGCAGCACTTCATTCAGTAATAATTGCATGACCTAGTTAATATCATAAGTGTATTTATTCCTCTTCAAATTCCTCTTCATCTACGAAGCGAACTGAGAGTAATTCTTCGTTGATCCATTGACCGTCTCCGTCTAACATTTCTGGATGAATGTTATCTTCCTGCATTCGATACATGTATTCATGGAGTTTTTCGTTTGCTGTCCACCCAGCAATCACACCTACACATAAAAATATAAAAGAAACAGTTGCTGAGAAATAAACTATGGTTGCTTGCGTCATTGGTTCAACTCCAATTTAAGTTTGCTTGCTGTCCCACAAAAGTTCAAAGTTGAAATAGACTCTTCGCTTTAGTAGGGTAAAAAACCTAGTGATAGCGATACCTTTTGATGGGGGTTTCGCTTCTTCCTTTTCTGCCTTCGCCCCCCGAAGCATTAGTTCTATGCCTTTATTTATTTTAAGATCTTTCACTTTTTTGGTGCAGATACTAATCCATTTTTCAATAAGAATTTAGCAGTCTCTACTAGACCACCAATTTCTTTCCCATCCACAATAACATAAGGAAAAGAACCTGCGTCAGGATAATCGACACGAACTTCGTCTCCACTAGTACATACCTGTTCATCATAGTCAGTGATGTTTGCACGTTCAAATAATTCTTTTAACTTAGTGCAGTAAGAACACCCTACTGTAGAATAAACTTTAATCTTCATTGTACTTTTCCAATAACCCAAGACATCATACCATAAGGTGTGTCAGAAATCAAGGTCTGAGTTAGTTCTACTACATCTGGCGGAACAACTAAACAGAATCCAATACCAAGATTGAATACATTACGCATCTCTTCCTCAGCAATGTCTCCTGCCTGCTGGATCTTAGTGAAGAGTTCTGGTCTCTCCCAAGCAGAATAGTCAACGTCAACTGTGAGACCCCTTGGAAGGCATCGTGGGAGGTTCTCAGGCAGTCCTCCACCTGTGATGTGTGCCATGCCTAGGATAGGAACTTCATCCAACAGGTGCTGGATCAGACGAGCATAGATGGTAGTTGGAACCAACAGCTCGGGCATCTCCTTATAGAAAATGTAATTTCTCCACAACATATCATTGATCAATGTATATCCATTGCTATGAACACCACTACTCTCAATACCGATGACTACATCACCTGCTCGGATGTTACTACCATCAACAATCTGATTCTTCTCTACAATACCAGTACAGAAACCAGCAAGGTCGTAGTCATTTGTTCTAAAATGCTCTGCTGTTTCACCACCAATCAGTTCCATCCCCGCCATTGTGCAACCAACATTAATCCCATACACAATATCACTTACGTTAGCATCTAATGTTTTGGCAGAGATATAGTCTAGAAAATATAATGGTTTAGCACCAGAACATATAACGTCATTGACGCACATAGCAACGAGATCCTGACCAATAGTGGTGTAATCATCAGCAATCCTACAGATATTAATTTTAGTTCCGACACCATCAGCACCAGATACTAAGACAGGTTTCTCATATCCTGATGGCACTTCCATCATTCCACTGAACCCACCATCAATCTTAGGTGCCAATACCTTTAGATACTCTACGAAAGATCGACCTTTAATAATGTCAACGCCAGCAGTTTTGTAGTCCATTAGTGAATTTCTCCTTTAGCAATTTGTTCACGACGTTTTAGTTTCCATACTATGTAATCCATCGTGGGGATACACATAGGATTCCAACCAACAAAGGTTGTTGACTCTCCACTGGGTATCTTCCAGCAGGGAGCATCATCGTTGTCAAGGTCTAGTGATTCACGGTATGCTTCATCACCAAACATAACAACTGCTCGCTCTGCTTGATTCAAACTGGTGAAGCAAGCAAAACCATTCTTCTTAATGATGTCAGGGACGTGATGTTTCATTGGATTGCCAGGGGTTGTAGACGCTCAAGAATCTCACGATAAGCAGGGACGATATCACCTTCATCGTTTCTGAATAGATCTTTGTCAAATCTTTCATCGCTACCGATCTTCCATAGTCTCATACTATCAGGACTAATCTCATCGGCAAGATATAAATCACCATGAGCATCGTATCCATACTCAACTTTAAAATCAACCAGATCAATACCCAAGATGTAGAACATCTGACGGAGGTAATCATTGATACGTAATGTCATCTCAATGAAAGGATCAGGATTATATCCCATCAGACGCACACGATCTCTTGTCAGCAGAGGATCGTGCTTACTATCATCCTTCAGGAAGAACTCAACAATAGGATGTGGTAGTGAATAACCTTCTTGTAATGTTGTCTCGCGAACAATAGATCCAGCAGCACGGTTCCTACAAATAACTTCTAGTGGAACGATGTCTACCTTCTTACAGATCATCTTGTTAGCACCAACCATATTGATATAATGTGTTGGGATATGTTCTTTGGCAAGTTTCTCAAAGATAATAGATGAGATACTACAGCAGAGGGATCCTTTTCCTAAAGGATGATCGACCATCTCACCATTACCGGCAGTCACCTTATCGTGATACTCAATGATGACACGATCAGCATCATCGCCAGCATATACAGTCTTGACCTTGCCTTCTATAATTACTTTCATCAAAAGGGGGTGTTTAATATTCATAGTATACAATAAAAAACCACCCCCGTCAAGCAGAGGTGGACAGTTTAGGAGGTGGTCTAAACGGGCAGTCTGGACACCCAGCACCACAACATCCTCTAGAAAGGTTCAGTGAAGTGCTTACCGATAACTTCGATACGTTCTTCTTCATGAGCGATGATATCTAGTTGTTCCTGAATAGCAGCAAGCACATCAGGGTGCTCACCAATACCTACAGGATTGTGTAGGTATACTTCTACGTTTGCTTTTGCTTTGGCAATGTTGCCACCAGCATCAGCAAGTAGAGCATCTAACATTTTAACGCGAAGATTACAAGACATAATAATTTTGGATTTGTTTTATTTATTGTATAGATCTTCCAGTTTTTCTCTGGATAGATCTACATACATCAACTCTTCACCTGCCTGTGGTGCTTCAGGATGCTTTGGTTTGGGGGGAGTCCTCATCTCTATGTTAATAGATTGAATGTTAGCCCACATCATAGCGAAGGCACCACCAGCAATGAGAGCGAAGCATGTGAAATAAAGAAAGACTTCAAAACTATTCATCATGCCTCCTGAAGTGATTGTACTGTGTTGTGAAGTTCTCCAATATCTAGGAGACCTTCAGCACTGAACCATGGGGCATTCGCCCAACTAAATCCTTCACCCATAGTGCTATCGGGTGCTGTGATATACCAATGACATTGAACGTCAGGCACATCAACAGCGCACTTACTCCAATCATCCTGCCACTGTGGGACTTGCACCCACATCAATGCAGCAAACATAAAAGTGAAGAGTGATTTAATCATTTGTGAATTTCCGTTTTATGAGATGGTCTATTGAGAAATTACCAGGACCACTGAGGACGATACATGCTGCACCTCCCCAGTAAAGAACTAAGAGTTCTAACAAGTAAATGTTGAATCCAGATGTAAATAGAGCATG